AAAGTGTATCCTATCTACAAAATGCACAAAACCGGATAGGAACAGTTTTTGTGCGACGCAATGGGCAACAATATTTATAACCTTTGTTTTTACCACCCGGAACGGTTAGACGGGCGACCCAATAACTCTACCTTTATACCATCCTTCCGGTATAAAGTCAACAACTTTAATTTTTTTATTTATTAAACCATTTGTAATCCATATTGTACCATATTGTGAATTTTTCAAGCCTTGTTGTTTAATAGAATTAGTTTTTCCTATTTTTTGTTTGGTTTCTTCAGAATGTTTTTGACCTAAAAAATGCGCGTCATTTTCTTTAAAATATTTTATTACGCCTAGTCTGGCTTTTTCTTGAGCTAATATTACACCTTCTGGATTGTTTTGTCTCCATATTTGTAACTTAATTTGATTTTCCTTAAAGGCTTTTATTGATCCGGCTCTATTATTATGTAAGTAATTTTTACCCGATAAATTTACATAACCCCACCCACCTTGTCCACCTGGGCAAAGATTATAACTATCTTCACCAAGAATCACCAATCTAGCTTCGGCTTCATTCATCTCTGCTTCTGTCTCAAAGATATGCAAGATCTCTTTCTTGAAATTCTCTATGCCATATTTCTCAATAGCAAGTTTGATTAGTTTGCCGGATCCCATATAGTCATCATCTATATTCTCGGTCTTATGCTTACCGATATAGAATTTACCATTGATCTTATTTGTAATCTTGTAAATAGTATAGTACAAGATGTTCCTCCAATTGTATAATCAGTCTTATTGACATTGCTATTTATACAAATGTAGGCTTTATGCTGATCAGGTAGGACTCGAACCTACAGTGCTTGCGCGGTGGATTAACAGTCCACTGGATTTACCATTCTCCTACTGACCAAAACTCTGGAGGATCCTAGTGGAATTGAACCACTGTGAAAGGTTTTGCAGACCTCTGCCTAAGCCACTCGACCAAGGATCCTTAGTAATTTATTTATAGCATATCAATCAGCCGATCATTTTCATCGACACAACGAATTCGAAACTCAGGATAATAAACCTGGGCTTGTTGCATTTCCCTCATTACCATAGCACCATCGGCTAGAGCAGTAAAGGTAACACAAGTACGCCAACCAGAATTATCCAAAAACTGAATCCTATAATCACCTGACATTGCGTATATCTTTCATAAGAAAGGTTAAACAAATGGAGGACCCTCTGGGATTCGAACCCAGGACACACGGATTAAAAGTCCGATGCTCTAACCAGCTGAGCTAAGGGTCCTCAATTTGTTTATATAGAGATAATACCATAGTTTTTAATGCGTGTCAATCAAAAAAGTATTAACATTTAGTAATTTTTAATCTTAGGTAGTTGGTGCGGGCTACCGGACTCGAACCGGTACAGTTTTTAACCGAGAGATTTTAAGTCTCTTGTGTCTACCATTCCACCAAGCCCGCAAAACTTATTAGCTAAAAGTTAGCTTAACCTTAGTTCCACCAAAATATTCAATAACTTCATTGATGGATCGAATCTCGTTCATCAATTCCTGATTATATGTATTGGTGTCTTCGTTTGGATTTTTGTTATTCAGCTCAATAATATCAATAAGAACATCAACAGTGTTGGTCAAATGTGAAATAACAATTTTATCGGCTTGTTCTACGTCGATAGTGACTGTTAGCATATTTAGGTATTCCCTTGTTGATATATGTAATATACCTTAAAATGGGCTATGTGTCAACAAAAAAGTGATGTTAAAAAATTACAAAATTTTAATAAAAAAACTGTTGACACCGGCTTAAAAGTTTGTTATAATAACTTATAAATCAAGGAGATAGATATATGTCAAATACACTTCAGATTAATATGCCAGGATATTATGCCTCGGAATTGATTAAAAATCGTTTCCAGGTTATGGAATCCACGATCACCCGCGAGTTTTATGTATGGGACTCTACCATGCAAGATAATCTCCGAGCCCGCGATGGTTCGATCCTTTACTTTAAGACTCAAAAGGATGCTAAGAATCATATTTCTAAGAATAAGTTCTAATGCACATTACGCTTGTGGATCAACCTTTAAAAGTTGATACGAATATGATCTTCGAGTCGCTCGCCTATTATGGGGAAACCATGATGAGTAAGCGACTGCTGAGGAATATCGAAATCCGAGTTGTGGTTGTGAAAGGACTTGTTCGTAGAGATAAAATCGATGCGGATTGTGTGTGGGAAGATATTAATATCCGACCACGTGAATTTACGATCCGTATCGATGGTGATATGGGTAAAAAGCGAACCTTATTAGCTCTAGCGCATGAGATGGTTCATGTAAAACAATATGCGCTAGGACAACTTAAAGACTATCTAAGAGACTCTTCTGTGTGCTCTTGGCTTGATGAACGCCACTCAAAAACTGATGGGGGTTACTTCACTTGGCCATGGGAAATTGAGGCACACGGCATGGAGTCAGAACTTTATCTCGGTTTTAATAAACATAAGAAGGAGAAAAGTTATGCAAAAGCGTCCGGTTCCCAAAAAGCGAAATCCAATTGCTCGGGCTCTGCACACACCTTTGTTCAGAAAACGAGTCGTCGAGTCTAAAAAGGTTTATAGCCGAAAGAAGGAGAAGGTTAGTCCCGAGAAGGATTAATCTCTTTTTCTTTTTCATTAGGTAGATTATCCACGATGAGGAACTTGGTATTCTCATCTAGCACCGGATAAGCGTTTAAAATTTTTCTAGCTTCAATCAGTCGATCCAACACCCTTGAGATGGTCTCTTGGGTGGTTTTGTCGTTTGAACCATACTTAAGATCTTGAAGTGCTGAATCCAGGTTCATATCGACTGAATAATCCACCTGGTAAAGATCACCATCGCGTTCAATTCGCTCGAGCGGCGGGAATAGAAGATCCGTCAGTCGTTGAAGTTCTTTATCTCGTATAATAATTTTAATTTCTTTTTGCCAAAACCATTTAAACATAATATAATACATCCTTTATTTTTTCTTACGGCCTACCGTATACTTGGATACAAGAGTCCATTCATCTTTATCTTTGAAAGGTAATACCTTAATCTTATTTAGAGGTGTTCTTGGTTCTTCGAATCGCTTATAATCAACGATTCGAAATAAACCCCATTGCTCTACAAGGCTAGCAATGGTATTACGACGACCTAAATCATCCTCGGTAAAATCTGATTCTTTGCCATCAAGTAGAAACAATTCCTTAAAATGAACTATAAAATATCTGCCACGATTATGTAGAATATGACATGATTGGTATAGCTTCTTCTCTTTATGAGAAGCTATACCAATACGAGTAAGAGTTTCTTTAATTTTTAAGAAATCCTCTTCCTCAGCAAGTTTCACTTCTAGGAATGTTTCCATTATAGACATAACAGCAGTACCTCATTATTATTTTCCTTTATTTATTTAGTTTTATTCTTTGAGTCTGGATAGACATATTGTTCCAGGAAGTCTTTCCTTTGTACTTCTGTAAGCATATTCCAGAATCGTTTTGTTTCATTTAGATTATAATTAATGATTTTACCAATATCCTTGAGGATTTTTAATTCCTTTTTTTCATCCTCTGTCTTTTTAAACCATGCATCCTTTTTGAATCTCTTGCGCTTGGCTACCTTATAGAATAGGTAGTCATGTTGCATCTTTTCATCGAGATGGAAATTTGAGTTTAAAAAGATAGCATCAGAAAGAGTGTCTGGAAAGATAGACATGGCCTTGGTGACGATATAGGGCTCAAACGATGACTTTGTTTCATCGCTGTAGATATATTCCTTACCAAAATTAATATCGTTGATAAACGAAAATGGGTTAACACCAGTGCCCTTTTCTTCCTTTTCTTCGTGTTTAATAACCCTGCCGAAAATGGTAGATATAGAATTAGGATCTACCTTTTCGGCTTGTTTACCACGCTTGGGCTTAACAGCCATTATTGCCACTCCAAGCGCATCATGAGTTCCACAAAGAATGCCAACATATTAATTTCGTGGTTGACCACAAATGCCGCCTTGTATTGATAATCAGCAATAATAACAATTAGTTCAGGAATAGATTTCTTTGCAACGTATTCGAATGAGTTTTCATAGACAGAACGAAATACAGCAACTTGATCTTGATCACTATTATCGTGAACCCATTTCCGAATTCCATCAAAATCCTTCTTCTTACATGCATCAAAGATTTGCTTGACTGATAGGTCTTGAAAATTAGTCAGAATACCCGAGTCAATAGAGCCGATAGCACTATATCGTTGCAGTTCATTAAGCACACGCCTCCAGTCAGGAAAGTGCTTTTGAATAACATTCGCAACGACGGCTTGATCATATGTTATTTTTTCTAAATCAAGAATACCAATTACACGCTTAAAGAATTGTGATGCCAACTTAGGCTTACAATCCTTAGGAATGCTAAAATCGACGACCGAGCACCTGGAGTGTAGAGGTGCAATGATTCTATTCTTGTAATTACATGTGAGAATGAATCCACAATTACGGCTGAACTCTTCCATAAAATTACGAAGAGCCGGTTGTGTAGAGTTAGGATTTAGGTAATCTGCCTCGTCAAGGATTACATATTTACGACCACCGGCAAACGATACAGTAGAAGCAAAGTTTTGGATTTCATTACGAAGTGTGTCAATATTACCATTCATAGAGCCGTTAATGACGATATAATCACAACCGAGTTCTTCTAGCATAGCCTTAGCTACGGTAGTCTTACCAACACCTGCTGAACCGGTGAGGAGTAGATTTGGAATATTCTTTTGGTCAACAAATTGTTGAAATGTCTTCTTTAGTTCAATCGTAAGAATAGTATCACTAATCTTCTTTGGACGATACCGTTCCACCCACAAAAATTGCTCAAGCATTTAAATTCTCCATCATAAAAAAAGGGTAGAGCTATATGGCCCTACCCTATTATACACCAATATTATTGAAATGTAAATCAAAAAGTACTGGTTGCTTCAATGGCTACGTAGTATGTAGCATCAGTACCAACAAACTTAGAAAGGCCCTTAGAAGAAAGCGTGACAATATATTCATCAAGGACCATCTTTAGATTATCAGGCTTGAAAATGGCCTTGAATATCTTATCAGTAGCACCAACCTTTACACTATATTGATTTGAGGATAGGTTTTTACTATCAATGGCTTGAATAAAAATATTATCACCATCACCGACGATTGCAATTTCGGTAAGTTCAAGAATACTAAGTGCTCTGGCAACACTCGGAATGTCAGTGGCTGAAATCTTAAATTCTGCATCAACAGATGGAATAGTAATATCCTTTTCTGGTGGAGCAAGAATGATTGAGGAATCAGCATAGTGATATACGATCTTATTCTTTCCATCACTGATGGTAACAGAACTTTCATCAAAGTCAAGATCCGGATCCGTAAACATTGAAATACAACCAATAAACTGTGGTAGATTATATATTGCAAATGGGTATTCAAAAGTATCTGGAACCTCGGCTCTAGCAAGAATGGTTTTGCTCGAGGAGATTGTCTTTAGAATATTCCCAGGCTTTACAATAATCGAAGGATTGATTGTTGCAAAGTTCTTAAGAATATTAAGAGTTTTATTATTAATCTTCATTCAAGTTCTCCATTATAAAATATAAAAATTACTTCTTGGTCTTCTTCAATAGACCAGGATCGGCGGTAGCAGGTGCGCCGATAGAAGCTAGATCAACCAATGATCCGCCAAAGATATAACTACCAACGTGTTGTAGCTTCATCCATGGGCAATACCAAACCTTACCACCAATTTCAATAAGCTTCTGACAGAACCAATAGTCTTCCGAAAGATAACGCTTAGATGTAGGATCAATTTCAGCCTGGAAATATTGCATGATTTCACGAGAACCATCAAACTGTTCAGTGCGAACATGATCTGGTTTATAACTATACTGAGGAAATGCCTTTTCAAACTTTTCGAAAGCAGAGCGCCGAGTCATCATAAATCCGGTACCAATCTCAGATACTTCTACCGGGATATCAATACGGATGTTTCCACCACCGCCTTTTGGATTAAAAACATAATCACCAACAAACTTTTCAAGGACATTAGGATCTTCGTCGGCAATACCCTTGTCGACAGCAAGCTTAATCTTTTCCCAACTGATACACTTCTTAGGATAAGGTCCTGCAAGAACATCATATTCAGAATCGTCACTTTGAAGTGCAAGCATTGCAAGAACATCACGAGGATCGAAACCAATATCAGAGTCGATAAACATCATGTGGGTGCAATCCGATCTCATGAATTCATCAACGCAATAATTACGTGCCCGAGTAATAAGAGATTCATTGAACAAAAAGTATGAACGTAGTTCAATACCATTAGATGTACAAAGAGATGTCAAGTCAGCAACTGACTTAGCAAACATACCAGCACACTGGCCACCATACATAGGGGTAGCCAAAAAAATCTTACGCTTACGAAGTTCTTCAATTTGAATCGAGATTTCCATGATTAATTTTCCTTATTTTCATTTTCAATGTAGTGATAATTTAAAGCAAGAACAGTATAGTGAAGAACCTTCATCAGGTCATCTTTATTTTTACCATTCTTTTTTCCATAGCGAGAAGCATACTTAATAACATTTCCAATATAGAAACCTTCGGCGTGACCAGATGAAATTACCAGATCTTGTGCTTGGACTCTATCTCCGTAATGACTGCCATATGTCTTCATTATATATGTATATAGTTCGTCTAATATTCGACCTTCGTTATATTTAAACGAAAATTTTTCAGATGGCATTATTTTATCCTTAATTAAAAAAATCAACTAATGTCTTAGATCTATTATCCATTACTTCATGACTCCTAGTATGATTATAC